AAAACTCAACATTTTTTGAGTGCAAATATTGAGTTATTTTATCTATTAAAATAGTTATATCATCTATTAATATATAATATTTAAGTGTTTCATTAATATCACATGATAACATTATAAGAGTATCCATAGCAGATATATTACTATATATATATTCAAACGAATCCAAGTTATTTTTTAATATATTATACTCATTAATACTAAGAACAAAACGGCAAAACTTAACAAATGATTGTGTATTTAAAGATTTTTTAGGTATTAATTTAGATTTATTAATAATAATAGATAAAATATTTGCAGTTTTTTCATTATATTTTAAAATATATTGCTCATATTTAATTGCAAATCTATTCAATAATTGTATATATATGCTATGCGATTTATTAAAAATACGATAATTATTCCTATAATTTTTATTTACTTTTTCTTTAGATAATTTATCAATAATAGATACTTTATACCCATTATCTGCACACCTTAATGCGGAATATAAACCGATAATATTACAACCAACAATAATAATATTGTTTATAGTCATTTATTAATAATAAATAATGGGTATATTTTTATATATGTTATTTGAAAATATATGCGTATATGAATACAAATTTATAAAGTTGATATATAAATAAGATTTAATATATATTTGTTATGATATGGGTGCTAATTCGTCAAGGCAATATACGTATCAGCAATATTATAATGCAGTCCAAAAAAGTGGCACAATAGATAATATAGATTTTAAGAATATTGATATAGAAACTATTAATCCTTATGAAGTTTTAAATGTATCTAAAAACTTTACTTGGAATGAATTAAAAGAATCATATAGAAAGTTAGCAATAAATACACATCCTGATAAACCTGGAGGCAATAAAGAACTATTTAATATTATAACTATTTGCTTTAAAAAATTAGCAGAAGAACTAAAAATTCGCGAAGAAGATAAAAGTCATCATGATCTTAAGAAACAATCAACAGATTATTTTCACAAGATGACAAATGATACTTTGCCACATCCTAGTGAAGTTATGGATACAAATAAAAAGTTTACTGCGGAACAATTTAATAAAAACTTTGAAAAGTGTAAATTATATGAAGAAGATATAGATTTTGGGTATGGTTCTAAAATGACGGAGTCCACAAAAACACGTGAAGATATCAATATAGAAAAACTTATAAAAAAAAATAAAATAGATAATGAGAGTTTTAATGAAATATTTGATAATAATGTAAAAGTTAATAAAGAATTAATAAAATATCAAACACCAGAACCTCTTGTATTATCAAAAAGTCTACAATACACAGAGTTAGGAGGAAAACGACCAGATGATTACTCTAGTAGTATTGAAAAAACAAATACCCTTGCATATACAGATTACATGAGGGCACATGATGGAACGCGATTAGTTGATCCTAAATTAATGAAAAATGTGAAAGAGTTTAAAACAGTAGACGAGTATGAATCGTATCGCGAAAAGAAGGCAACTAAAATATTATCTGCAAAAGAATTAAAGAATGAGGAATTAAAACGACTGAAAGCATTAAAAGATGAGGAAGAACGCCTAGAAAGACTTAAAATGTATGATAAAAAAATAGAGAAATCTTATAGTAAAGCAAGTCAATTATTTCTGCGATAATATTTTCCCTAAATATATTTTTTTTGTTGTTGTTGTAATACATTTAAATAATTCATTTTTATTTTTTCTAGTGTCTTCCCAACCATAATTAAATAAATCGCGTGATATTTGCTTATTAGTATAAACATAATTACTAATAGGAAAATGTCGTCCCCACATTTTCCGATGTATAGAAATAGTTGTTGGACAAGTTTGTTTTTTATTAAATTTATAATCTCTAAAAATTTCACCATCCATATAGTCAACCCCCTTGTATTTTTTACCTATAGTATTACCTGATATGTAAGGAATATATGAACTGCATAAACTAAAATCTATTAATTCATTTAGGTTACTAAAATTTGATATTTTTTCATTTTTCATTTTTATTACATTTGTAGATATTATTGATATTTTATCTAAATTACGAGGTTCGGTATTATTATATCTTAATTTTAAGTTATTTCCTATATTTTTTTGAAATATATGCAAGTCTTTGTATAATGATAATTCTGATATATCCTTCCCTATTGTATAATCCCAAATATTATCTGGATTTGATAGATCAGTTTCTTGTGTATATAATATAGAACATATAGCACCACCAGATATACCAGTAATATTTACATCTGATAGTGCATGTGGAAAATGTTTCTTAATATATCCTACTATACCCATGCTATATGGCAGAAACATACCTGTTCCATACATGTTAATGCTCATATAAGTATTTGATAAAATAATTAGCGATGATAATATAAATAAACGCATAAGAACTTAATAATATATATTATTTTAAATATAAAAAATATATATCAAACAAATATTAACTTATTACTTTACTAATTTACAATATCCGCATTATCTTCTTAAGAACTTTCCTTCTTTGCCTTCTTTACCGCCTTTTCTTTCTTTGGTGCTTTTTCCTTCTTTTCCTTTTCTTTAATTGCCTTCTTCGTCTTTTTTTCTTCTTTCTTATCATCATCACTATCTTTCTTATCATCATCTTCAGAATCGTCGGTTTCATTGCCGTCATCAGGTCTGATGGTGTCGTCACCAGTATGATACCCATCATCACTATCCTTCTTATCATCATCGCTATCCTTCTTAGCGTCATCATCGTTAATAACGCCATTCTTAATATCCTCCTTATGCTTACCCCACATCTCTGCAATCAAAGTGAATATCTCTTCACCTGACATATCAGGATTCTCTTCCTTAACCTTCTTGCGATTATCTTGGATAAATTTTTGATACTTATTGAGAGGTCTCTTAACCTTTACAATCTCATTCCCCTCATCATCTACTTCAACCTTCTTAGTGCGCTTCTTGGGTTCCGCCTTCTTAACCTTCTTTTCCTTCTTATCTTCCTTATTCTTTTCCTTAATATCCTTCATAGCATTCTTATAATATTCATCAACCTCCTTTTTGGTATCAAGAGTATCAGACATATTAACCATAACCTCCTTGATGCGCATAGCGAAAGTGGACATTTTATGCACAGAGTTCGCTTTGAATACTCTTTGGATTCGCTTTGAATACGCTTTGGATTCGCTTTGAGTTGCTTTGAGTTGCTTTGAGTAGCGCTTCTATTGCTTGTCTTTGTATTATATTTTTAATCAAAAATAATCAATTTTTAATTTAATTTATCATTATTATTACAAATTTACCCCATATATTTTAGTTATTATGAATATTATGTTATTTTTAAAAAAAATGATTAATATATAATATTTGTATTAATAATAATATGCCAACGTATTTAGAGATATTACCAGAAGATATTCTAAATATTATTTATAAGTACTTATATACTTTAATATTGAAAGATTTGAATAATAATAATAACTATAAGAATACTATATATTTTCATAGATTGCTTGAAATTGCTAGCAATCCTTTATTTGACAACTTAGATTTTTTAGGTTTGCTAAATATTAATAATACTAATGTAAAATATGACATTCTAAAATATAAAATAAAATATGATGATTTTTTCCAACTAGAAAGTGCAATTTATAATAAAACTTACTATACATCCCAATTAAATATGGATGTAGATAAAATAGTTATTTATAATAATCCCTTATATAGTCTATATAAAACTGATAAATTATATTATATAACTATACATTCGATGATAAAAAAATATTTGAATGTTAATGATTTAAATATATTTAATGATACAAGGATTTCACAAAGAATATGCAAGTCTAACTTTATATTGCAAAAAGAAGGGCGATTCAAATGTTTGGCTGAATTATTATATCACACAATTGAATTTTACAATATTATAAAGGACGTAATATTTATAAATATAGAACTACTAGAAGATATTGAGAATGAAGGACAAGTATTGACGAGAAGGCAAAGGAAAGATAAATATATTCTAGAAGATATGCGTAATTTTCATTTTAATTGCAAATATATTGTTCGGTATGATAATGATATTGATACTAAAACGGCTATTCCTGTTTTATGCCCTTTGTAATACAGCGAATTATATTATTACATTTCCTTATATCCTTTTTTATTATATCTTTTTAAATTTTATTAAATAAAAAAATGATTTAAGATATATTATAATTTAACATAGAAAAGGGAAAAAATAAGGAAAACAAGCAAATAAACAATATAGAATGAACAATTGGTTATTGTATGTTGGGAATGGTGATATATTTGAAAAAATCAAAATAAATAATATTTGGAGAATACAATCAGATTTTTGCTGGTCTCTTTATTTTTTAGATAATGTTAAAAATGGTGATACGTTATGGTTTGTACTGTCGCAATTATGGAATGATAATAATGGGCAACTTATTGGTTTTGCGATGTATAGTAATTTCAAAAGAGTAGAAAATGATGCACGCGATATCGAAATTAAGTATACAAATTTCAAAGATTATACAAAATATAATTTCTATTCAAATATTACTAGTAATTGCCCTGTAAAATTATGTAAAAAACCTCCTGATGCAAAAATAAACGCTTTTGCAGGTTCTATAAAATTATTACATCAACTTTGCAAATCACACGGTATTAAAGGATATTCTATGTATATAAAAAAAGAAGATAAAAATAAACTTCTTAAATTACTTGAAGATGTATGTATTTCTTAATGTTGGTGTGTGTATTTTCCATAAATTTTTCATATTTTGAACCATGCGAATTTTATTATTTTCAATTTCTTCTTCTAATTGCTTAATATTCATATCGTTCCTTTCGCAATTCTCTACAATCTCATTTTGTTTTTCAAGAGAAGGAAATGGTATTTTAATTCCTTTAATACTTGCACTTGATATGTGTTTAATAATATCGCCGGTGTATAAATCATTCATAATATCTAAGTTATTATATAAATAATAATAAACAAATTTTAAGTTTAATAATGATTTATTTTTATTTTGTAGAATATAACAGTTATCGCTTGCAGAGAACTCATATGCATAATTAATATTCGCCTTACCACTATCACAAATAATTAGACTTTCACCTTCATAGTCTGGGATATCGACATAAGTATCAATAATTGCAGACCCTTTAAAAAATGGATACTCGCCTTTTCCGCTTCCATACTTAGTATTCCTTTTACTTCTTGGTAAAATATTGCAAATATCTTCGAGGGTTCTTTCTGTCATGTCTGTCAAGAATATGTTATTATATTATATTTAATCAAATAAATCTTAAATAATATTAAATTTTTATATGTAAATTCTTATATAGGAGTTGATAAATATACTATGTATTGTTTTGGAGGAGATATTCTATGTTTCAAGACGCAGAAAACATCAAATATAATTAAACAAATAATAACATATACTATAATATTTTTACCAATAGTGATTGGTATGACAATTGGTGCAATATATGGTAAGAAATGGGGAGATGATAAATATAAGAACCTTAAAAAATCAGAATATAATCCACCTAGTTATGTATTCAGTATTGTGTGGCCTATATTATATATATTGATTGGCGTTATATATAGTTACGCATTATATGATCATATATGCATTCCTGACAAAATATCAAAATGTGGTACTACTATATATTTTAAGAGATTGAAATATTGGATAATACCTACGTTGGCATTACTATTCAATTTTATGTATATACCAGTATTTTTTGGTGAGAATGGATTATATAATGGACTTATAATAATAATATTAAGTTTGATCTTCGCTATATTAACTTTAATTCAATTTTATTTACAAGATAATTATAATTCAAATATTAAATATTTTGCGATACTTGCATTATTACCATATATTATATGGTTATCTTTTGCAACCTATTTATCATATGATTTATATATGTTAAATAAATGAAACATTATCTTAACATTTAAAAAGTTAAAATAAATATATATATATAAAAATAAGAGGAGTAAATAACTTATAATATGTTAAATCAAAAAAAATATTCATGCGGTATTTGTAAAACTACACCAGATCAAATATCGCATCATAAATCTCATATTGAAACGCAAAAACATAAGGATAAAAAGGAATTATTTGAGTTAAAACTATATAAATTAAGCGATGAAGAATTAATGAATAAATATAAAACTACAAATATTAATGATATATGCGACGAGACAGAGACGATACTTTATTCAACTATTGATAATGTAAAAAATGATATGAAATATAATGATTTTCAAGATATACAAGATATAATGGAAAAGCAGAATTGCATTTCTAACAAGGAGGCACTTAAAGAGAAAATTCATGAGATACATAATTACCTTAGAAATAATGGAGCGGGATATGGTATGAATGCATTAAAGGTATTTAATATTCTTTACGGTTTAAAGAAAATTGAAGAAAATAACTTGATTGATTGTGTAGGACTTAAAAGACCTGTATGCGAGTTTTCTTATTTGTTATCTCTTGCAAATGAAAATAAAGATGAAGAACTTGCGTCATTAATATATAGAGACGTTTTAGATGCAATTAATGAAAGCAAAATTAATAAATTGCTTTTTTATGAAATTCCTAAAAATATGAAAGGGAATGTTTTCCCTCATCTAATTAAAGAAATTAATAACATTACAAAAATTGAGAAAAGTTGTAATGTGTTATTATCAGGAAAAATCTATGAGTATTTTATCGGCAGAGATGAAAGTGCAATATCAGAATTAGGAGCTTATTTCACAGATAGACATATTGTTGAATATATATATAAAAAATTAGATCCATGTATAAATGAGGATGGTTCAATATCAACGATGATTGATATGTTTGGTGGTTCTGGAGGTTTTACAACAGGATATATAAATTATTTGAATGAAAAATATCCTAAAGGTATTAACTGGGAATCTGAATTAAATAAAATATCACATTTTGATATGAATGAAGATGTTATTAAATCTGCAGGATTAGAATTTTTCTGTTTAACAGGTATTATTCCGGATATGAAGCATAATTTAGGATATAAAAACTCATTTACGGATAATTTTGTTAAAGATAATAAAAAATATAAAAAATATAAATATCCTATTACAAATCCACCATATGGAGGGGATAAAAATAGTAAGACAGTTGCGCAAGAAAAAGGGGAAAAGATTAAAGAATACATTAAAAATGAATTAAATACAATCACAGATGAAGGGATTAGAATTGCACGACAGAAGCAACTTAAAAGTATAGAAGCTCGAGATAAACAAGATAAAAATGAAATTAACAAAACAAAGGTTTGTGTTAGTTCTTGTAGTGACCGTATTATAGAATTTGCTAGAGTTAATCAATTATATGGGAATGATAAAGAAAGTTGCTCTCTTATGCTGTTAATGGATATTTTGGAAGTAGGAGGGACTGCAATTGGTGTTCTTAAAGAGGGAGTATTTTTCAATAAAACATACAAAGATATCAGAAAATGTTTAGTAGAAAATTATAATGTTAGAGAGATTATTAGCATTCCTCAAGATCAATTTGAAAATACATCAACAAAAACATCAATTATAATATTTGACAATATAGAAAATAAAACAAAAGAAGTGAAGTTTTATGATTTAGTTGTAAACAGATATGATAAAGATAAATTTGTAGAAGATAATGGTGTAATTATTATAACCGAAAATAAAGGTGATATTTCAGGTATTAGTGATACTATAATTTCAGTTGCAACCAGGGAAGAAATATTAAGTAATGCTATATGTTCGCTTAATAGTAAAGATTACAATAAGAAGGTAATTGTATACGGCGAAGGATATAAATTGGTAAAAATTGGTGATATATGCGAAATTTTACCAAAGAGTAAAAGAAAAGCAAGCGATGGGAAGAAAACAGGAAAATATAATTTCTATACATCAAGTGAAAAAATTCAAAGATGTGATGTAGCAGATTATAAGGATGAATGTTTAATTATTGGCGATGGTGGTGTAGCAAATATTCAAATAGATAAGGATTTTAGTTGTTCTGATCATAATCATATTATTAAAACAGATCATAACAAATATATATATTATATATTATCTGGAAAGATTGAATTATTAATTGATGGTTTTACAGGTTCAGTTCTTAAAAATTTATCAAAAGAATATCTTCTAAATATGCAAATCCCCATTCCAAAATCAGATAAAAAAATAATAGAATGGGTTGATAAAATATCTAAACCATATGAAGAAAAAAATAGAAAACAAAATAAGATCAACGAATTAGAAGAGAATGTTAAAAATAAGATTAAAGATATTGTT